TTGAAAAAAGTTTCCGTCTTTTGAAAAAAGTTTCCGTCTTTTGAAAAAAGTTTCCGTCTTTTGAAAAAAGTTTCCGTCTTTTGAAAAAAGTTTCCGTGCCTAAAGATCTTAGAATTTATTTGAAACAATGAAGATTCTTTCTTGGAATGTCGCAGGGATTCGTGCGTGCTTTAAAAAGAGTAAATTAAGTTTGGTAAATGAATACGACATCGTGTGTTTTCAAGAAACGAAATGCGAACAACACCAATTTACTGAATCTTTTCCTGAATTTCCTCATAAGTATTGGCACGCTACTCAAGGTCGTAAAGGATTGCACGGAACATCCATATGGTCAAAAACAGAACCATTATCCGTGACAAAAGGCTTACCAAATGAACTAGACACCGAAGGTCGTGTGATCACGGCGGAATATGACGACTTTGTACTAGTAACTGTATACACTCCAAACTCTAAAGCAGATCTTAGTCGATTAGACGAGCGCGTGAACGAATGGGACGTTGCTTTTAGACAATACGTAAACTCTTTTGGAAAACCGTCCATTTTGTGCGGAGATTTCAATACAGCATATTTAGACTTGGACATTTATAATCCTGATGGTATGCATTTAAGCGCTGGATTTACATATTCAGAACGAAATAGCTTTGGTCTACTTCTCGACACATTTGTAGATGTACATAGACAAAATAATATAAATAAAGAAGGAGAATTTACGTTTTGGCCATATACAGTCAAAGTTGCGAGAGAAAAGAATATGGGATGGCGATTGGATTATTTTTTAGTTTCAAAAGATTTCGCTAGAGAAATGGAGACGTCGATTTTAAAATATTACACTGGATCTGATCATTGTCCTATAGCTTTGGAATTTTAAAAAAAAATCTGCATATATAGTACCAAAGAAAATGGCTACAACTCGTTACTACGTTAAGAAATCTACATGCCACGTCGTAAAGGCTAAAGTGACCCACAAGCTCCACGATCCCAAGAAAACACACCGCGTGCTTTCTTCTGGAAAGGTTCTTCCAAAGAAGTTCAAGACCTACAGGACCAAGGCTATTGCTATGAAACATTTGAAGAGCATCTGCCCAAAGAAGTAAATAATTTAAGACTAAATCATGTCTTATATATATGGCAGTTAGAATCTTAGCTTTTTCACAAGCCCATAACTCTAAACATAAACGTTTCGAGAAACGGGTCAATAATCTCACAGTTTCCTTAGATACTGTTAGGAAGAATCATAATGAAATTCGTTCTAAACTGGATCAAATTAATAGCGATCTAAAGAAACTTAATAATATGTTGAAAACAAGATCATCAAAGTTTTATGAAACAGCTCGAAAAGTCGATTATAAAAGCGAAGTGACTTTCACAAAATCCGACTTCGACGAGTACATTTATCATTTCAACAATTAAAAATAACTCTTTTTGTAAACTTACTTATGAAGTGTTGTTGTTGTCACAACACTAACGGAACATCAGTTACATTACGCATGCCTAATTCACACGGAAGGATCATCTTTATGCATATGTGTAATACATGTTTAAAACAATTCGATTTTCGTAAAGGGTACACAGATTGTAGCTATTGTAATGAAAAAACAGAATCAATATTTTTATTAAACGACATGAAGATAAAATTGTGCAAAAGTTGTGAAGAGTATTTGATTTATTACTCGTTAGGACGTAAACCTCCAGAAATGATATGGACAGATCTTGATGATTTGCAGCTAGACGACGAATGATTATGTATTAACATAAATATACGCCTAAAGAACGCAATAGAACTTTCTTATTTAGTAATGGAGCAATTTACTAAAAAGCAGCTAATAAGCAAAATCATTCTTAAATACATTGACGATGAATTAAGACCCAATCGGCGCCAACATTTGAATAACTTTAACAAGGATCAGCTCGTTGCAATATTTGAAAAGCAAGAAAAAAATAAAACGAAGGAGAGAAATGAGCGTTTTAAACAAATAAAGCCTCTGCTGTATAAACAAGATTTAATAGCATTGGATCCAAACAGCGAAGAATTTATTAGAAAACTACAAATCAAGTGCGAACTTTTCAATACATTGTGCGCGTTTCAAATGTTCATCAAGCAATTGTATAAGCGATATTATAAAGGAACTGGTTTAGTTTTAGTTTACAACCATTATCTTCATCACGAATTACCATTGAAACAATATCAAGCGCACGCCCATATAGGAGTAAAATATGCATATGATACAATATGTGATGATAGATTTCCAGTGTATTATGCACAACTTAAGGGATTATTTCATCCAAACTGGAAATTTGTTCCTTATATCGACTGGAATGACAATGCAGAAATCATTCGATTTTTTTCAGCATTGCGAAAACTTAAGAGTAAAATAGATTCCTAATTTAAGAATGCATCAGATTGTACCTCCAACAACGACAGTAACAATACCGAAGAAGAGCTATGTTTTGACGACAAATAAGACAATGTATGCTGTTCATGTGAAAAGTAAAACAAAATTAATATGTTTTATGACTCCGAAAATGGCGACAAAATGCCGCGTAAAAGCTGCTCAGTATAAGCACAGATTTGGTAAATGGCCCAATAGAATTTTAGATCGGGCCGCTTATGTTGATGAGTTATTGCCAAAAGATGACCGGAAAAGTTTTAAAAGTATTTTTTTAGATGAGCTAGATATATCAGAAGTAGAAACATCAGAAATGTATCACTATTGTGTGATGAACAATATGAGTTTACTTATTTGTGAATATATAAAATATGAAGAACCATTACACATGAATAGTCAAAAATTTCACATTAAAGGAACCGAATTGGATTCAGACGAATTTGATTACGCGGGGCAAATAAATAGATTTAACGTTATTTGGAATAATATTAAATTAGACTGATGTTGCCTCCAGATATTGTAAAACAAATAATAATTGATACAGTATGGCTTAGAAGAATAGATAATATCAAACACTGTGATGAAATGATTAAGTTTTATCGTCATTATCTTAATATCCATAAGCAACGTTTCAATGAATTATTGAATGTGAAAAATAATTACAAAGAGCAGTACAAGTTTAAAAAACTCTTTACCAACGAACCTTTGTATAATATTCAAACAAAATTATTAAATATAAAAAAAGAGATTGAAACTATAAGATCAAATATTGAAAACTTGAAAAATAACATTAAGAAAACTTTAATATATTGGAGCAATATACGTGATATTCCTAGTCGATATCATCAGTTTGTTCATCTCCCTCTTCTGTAATTTCAAATTCTTGTTCCGCGTCTTCTGTTTGTGTTGTTTCTGGTTCTACTTCTGGTTCTGCTTGAACGTCTTTGTCAGATTCTTCATATGTGTATTCTTCTTCTACGAGTTGTTGAATTTCTACTAATTTTTCATACAATCTATCAAGTTTATTGCAAATAATTAGCAATGTGTTTGGAAGATTGAACCAGTTTGAGATGTACTTGAGCATTTATACTTTAGATGAATTCTCATTTTAAGTTATTTAACAATAATTTTTGTTTAAAACATTAATGCAAACAATAAAGCTACCGTTGAATAACAAACCAAAACTAAAAAAATCAGACCCACCCAATATGGCAAAAAGAAACTTTCTAAATTTATTGTTAGTAGGTGCAGTCGGATTGCCAGGTTCGTGTTTGTTAGGTGGATACGCTTACTTTTTTGTACCACCAAGTTCTGGAAATTCTAGTTCAGGAGAACCCGCAAAAGACCGCGATGGTAACATTGTAAAGAAATCGGCATGGTTAAAGTCACATAAACCAGGTTCACGCGAATTGACTCAAGGACTCAGAGGAGATGCGACATACCTAGTTGTTAAAAATGATGGCGAATTGTCAAATTTTGGAATCAATGCAATATGCACTCATTTAGGTTGTGTCGTTCCATGGAACAATGCAGAAAACAAATTCAAATGTCCATGTCACGGTTCTCAATACGACGAAAACGGAAAGGTGGTACGCGGTCCGGCGCCTCTTTCATTGGCAATAGCGCATGCAGATATTGATCCTGATGACATTATTACATTTTCTCCATGGACTGAAACTGATTTTAGAACGGGATTGCCTCCTTGGTGGACTTGAGACGGAAACTTACGCAGTAAGTTTCCTTGCCTAAAGAATAAAAATACCATCTTATATCAAAATGGCTTACCGCTATGCCCGAGCAACTGTAGTGGTTTCCAAAAACTTTTTCAATCAATACAAAAATTATCCATTCGGTGCTCATAATGTTTTAATAGATAAAGTCTCGCCAAACAAGTTCATTTTTTCTACCGACATTTATGACAATGAACCACAAAGTATTAAACGCGTAACAAATGCTGCACTTGCGGTATATAACCGTGCGCATAATGATTTTATGCCGTGTATCGATAAAATATTTATAGAGAATGTACATATTTCAGAATCTTTTAATGAACCTGAACCGATTCATTTGAACAACCCAGTAATCAATTCAGTTAATGTTAAACAGTCAACATTACCTATTTTCGACGATCCAATTAGAATGTTTGCTTAAATTTAATATACGATTTAATGATAAATGTCACGAGTCGGGTTGCGACGTTTTGTCAGAGGTCTTCATAGTGGAAAAATATATAAACTCTTTCAGGAAGATAGTGAAAAGGCTCTTTATCAAACAGCACCCTTAAAAAACATCACAGGAGTTCTTGATCATACAGCCCAAGTACTTTATTTGATAGAGATGATGAGAGGTATGTCAATGACATTGCGAATGTTTTTTGACAAGAAAGACACTATAAATTACCCATTTGAAAAAGGACCTCTGAGTCCACGCTTCAGAGGCGAGCATGTTCTGAGAAGGTATCCGACTGGAGAAGAACGATGTATTGCTTGTAAATTATGCGAGGCCATTTGTCCAGCCCAGGCAATCACCATCGAATCCGAAGAACGCGAAGACGGTTCACGAAGGACTACTCGTTATGACATTGATATGACAAAGTGTATTTATTGTGGCTTTTGCCAAGAGGCGTGTCCTGTAGATGCGATTGTCGAAGGACCCAACGCAGAATTTGCAACATCGACCCGTGAAGAACTTTTATATGATAAAGAAAAACTTCTCAAAAATGGCGACAAATGGGAACCAGCAATTGCTGCTAATATACACCATAAATATTAATTGTTTGAAAAGTAATCATCTAAAGTTCCATCTATCACGCAATTCCAAAACTCTTCTTCTTCCTCTACATTATCAAACGGTTGACAAAAATTCCCCTTCTTTTTACAATCACACTCAATAGATTCATCAACTTCACGAAAATTGTCCAATATAATACATTTTGCCTTATTCAACTCTAATGCTTTTTCTGGCGGATGTCCTAAATCAGGATGATATTGCTTCATTTTGATTTTCCAACTTTTCTTCACATCATATAATGAATATTTCTTTGGCAAATTAAGTAGTTTTTCAGCGACCGTAATTTGCATTAAAGTACTACGTTATTGAATTGCAATTTTTAAACACAATTTCTTTTGACTTTAATCTTCTCTCACTAGGTATTTTTACATTCCAAGCAAGTCCTACTTTTTTCAAAATCCATATAATATACCACGTAGGATCGAATTGCCACCATTTCAACCCATGTGCTGCAGATTCTTCGAATGCGTGATGATTATTATGCCAACCTTCGCCAAACCCTAATAACGCAACAAACCAATTATTCATAGAGATATCATCAGTTTTATAGGATTGAAACCCCCATACGTGCGAAAGAGAATTTACGGCCCATGTAACGTGCCAAACGAATACAACTCGTAAGAAAAACCCCCAAATCATGCCACCAAATCCAAAGAATATATTAAAGAAAAGCAATTGTAAAAATATTTGGAATATATAGTGTTTTTTCAAAAATCTATAAAATGGTTGCGACTTTAAATCTTTAGCATTCGACGAATCCTTCAAAATAGGCGTCGCGTTCACATCAAATAACCATCCAATATGACTCCAATACAATCCATCCATTGGTGAATGCGGATCGAGGTCTTTGTCACATTGTTGATGATGATGTCTATGAGCACTCACCCATTCTATAGGATGACCCTCTATGGCTAAAACCCCGCACATAGCGAAAAAATATTCCAATAGTTTTGAAGTTACAAAAGATTTGTGCGTTAATTGTCTATGATACGATAAAGTGACGCCCAATCCTGATATTAGATAAAATAAAAGAAACAAGTTTAAATTATTCAATGAATATGTGAAAGGTGCTAAAAGTGCTCCACAATGTATGACCCCGACTATTACGGCTACGAATCTATCTTTATGTTTCATTTCAACATAGTCAATTATTTTTTTTGGATAAATTTTGAAATCCCAGTATTTTCCATAGTTTCCAAACTTTGGAAGATGATGTGTTTTTCTCATCAATCTTTTATGCGATTTGATTGATGGCCTCATCATATCGATCTGCATTACTTACAATACTGATGAAATTTAAATCTTTAATTTCTGTTATTTCAGTATATTTATAATATCCTTTATAACAATAATGTTCTACAACACATTTTTTCCCTGGTCCAAACGACTTAATCGCGTTATCTAAAGATTCCTTAGATCTACACCAATACTGTACTTTTCTAGGAACATTCTTATGTTGACAATTCTTATTACACGGCTTTGTACAATACATATTATTGATATCCTAAAAAAAAGTTAAATCATTTCTAATGAATCCAGAAACTTTTGTGATGGTGTGTAAATTTAACTGTATTTATGAAACAATTGAAATACAACATGCATACACATTTTTTGAGAAAAAAAAGAAACTACAAGTTATGACACATAACGGATACGCACCTATTCAAAATATAACCAAGACAGATTATAACGGAAATATGTTTCGTATTCATTGTAATAGAGGAATAGTAGAAGTTTCAGAATCTACAAATCTAGTAACTGAATCATTAGATTTAGTTTATCCTCTCAATTCCCAAGAAAAAATATTAACGCACGTTCCTTTGAAGATGGATCAAAGTCTTAGTAGACGAAATTGTTGTACTTTTTCCAGAAAGGCTGCTGAATGGCAATTTCAAAATATTGTCAATCCTACTATTTTGATCGACAAGAATAATAAATATCATGTCGAAAGTGCATCTAGCGATATTGAAAATAAAGTATTTCTTGTAGAACAGATTCCCAACATTTCAAAAATCATATACTCCATAGACATAGAAAATGAGTTTCATCAAGCTGGGATTGGAAATTTGATTATTAAAACGCCTTAAGAACACAAAACCTTTAGTGTATAAAGCAATGGAAACCATCGCGCAGCCTTACGAAAACACTCGTTCGAAGGCCAACGAACCTTCCCCAACAACAAACGAACAGCTTCGCACCATGCGACAACAAATATCTGACGAGCCGGAGCACTTTGACAGGCACAGCATGTCCAGCGAGGAGGACACCGATGACAGCGATAACGAAATGGTTCTCAAGTTCAACAAGCCCAAGAAACGTAAGCAGACCAGTGATATGTCGCAGTTGGATACTGTAAGTTTGGCGTTTAGTCAAAGTAAAAAGATAGGTAATCTCAAGGCTGATCTAAGCAAGACCGAAGAACGGCTCCGATATCTCCAACTCGATCATAACACTCGCGGAATTAAGATCGACGAGTTGGAGAAAAAGCTTACTCAATTCCGAGTAGCAATGACTTCTAAGAAGGAATTGGTGTTGAGTCAAGAGAAGCAAATCAAAATTCTGAAGATCCACCGATTTGGGATCACTCTTTTCTTCGGGTTGTGTCTGCTACAGACTTGGTTCGATATCAATTCTTTGTTCTTTCTCAAGGAAATTCTAAAAATGATTATCATTGCCGCTTTCACTGCTGGTAATTTTTTCTGGGGGTTTATTGGGCAGGGGTTTTTCAAGTCACAAGTATTGAAGAAGATTCAAGATGAATTTGACACACTGATAAAAATGTAAATAAGTAAAAACAAATAATTAAATAAGCAAAAAAGGCCCTTCATAATTGAAGGGCCTTTTTTGCGTTTACAAGAAAATTTGAATAATTTTCTTGCCTAAAGAACACTGAACCGATAGTGTATACAGCAATGGAACTCACTACCATGGAAACAAGCAAGCTCACTGCTCTCGCTAAGAAGATTCACAAGCTTGTAGACCCTTACGTGAAGAAGGGGATCGAGGTGGATCACGACGAGATCGTCAATGACCTGAACAACGTGCTCATTGCTCTCAAGCGTTTCAAGGGTAAGAAGAAGGAGAAGGACCCCAACGCTCCAAAGCGGGCCAAGACTGCCTACTTCTTCTTCATGGAAGAAATCCGGGAATCGGTCAAGTCCGAAAATCCAGGAATGAAACTTGGAGAGCAGATGAAAGAGATTGGGCAGCAATGGCGGGATCTCAGCGAGAGCAAGAAGCGCAAGTATACCGACCTGGCCGAAGCCGACAAGAAGCGGTACGCAGAGGAAATGGGCCAAGTAAAGACTGAAGAGTCCGACGGTCCCAACTACTCAGAACTGATCGCAAAAGTGGAAAAAGGAGAGTTGGAGTGGGACGAGGTCGACGAGATGGAGATGGTCGTGGTCAAGGAGCTCTGTAAGCATTTCAAGATCAAGAGCAAGTCGGATGCCAAGAAGACGCAAGAACTCAAAGATCTGATCCAGAAGAACTGGGAGAATCAGGATTAGAGTTAGTAATAGAAAGTCCATGAAAAATGGCAACTAAATAACCCAAAAACCAAAAAAGGGGAGCCTTCATTGAAGGTTCCCCTTTTTTTGCGTTTTGTTGATTTAAAAACAATGAATATTACAATTCATGGACAACCCAAAGAATAGCGCACGTCA